AACAATAAGTGGTATTATTTTGGTAAGATTGATCAACTCAAAGCCACTGGTGAAACGGTAAAAGATCCAGAACTTTTAAAGGATTTGTCTATCGTAGCTGGAAATCGTGATGACTCTGATAAAGTTAAAAAAGCAAAAGATGTATCAAAACAAACTCCAAAACAGAGTTCTGAAAAGAAACCAACGACTCCTGAAAAGGACAAAGGTTCTGAAACTAAACCAGAAGAACCCAAGAAGTAATTAGAAAATAAAAAACCCACTCTTTCGAGTGGGTTTCTTTTTTATGTAGTATAAAGTTTATTCCATGTGGAAATAACGTTCCAACATCATTCCACATTCTTGATATAGACCTTGCATTTTTCTCATAGATTCATCACACTCTGCTGCCATCTTTTTGAACTCGGTGGTCATCTTTTTTACTTCACCTGTATGTTTACGAATTGTTTTTTCGTCAAACCAAGCATTTTCTTCTTTGTTACCTTCGTGAAGTTTTTCGATTAGGTATGCTTCTGACAAATCACCGATATTGCCCATTTTATTTGCAACTTCCATGAGTTTCTTACGTGCTTCCAAAACTTCGTTATACTTGTTATATTCAAATACAAGTTCTTGAAGCATCTTCTTTTGTTCTTTGGATAGACCACGTTGAACAACAGGAACAGCAGTTGAATGAACTGGTTCTGGGTGAGTTGTTTCAGCAACACCGTGTGGACTTACAGCCGTAATATCCGATTGAGGAGGAGACTGCTTAGACGCTGGAATGTTTTCTAAAATCGATTTGAGTTTCATACTTTTGTATAAATAGTGATTTTCTGTCAATTCGTTTGTTAATGTATCAAAATAATCTAGTAGACCGGGATTTTTATCGGTACCCATCAAGTGACCATATACTTTTTCTAATCTATATGAATTTTCTGGTTCAGACATGCTTTTCTTTTCCAACATCCATTTGTTATCTTTGGTTCGAGCAACACGTCGAGTGAATTTCTTTTCGTCATCTAATCCATTTGGAAGAGCATCTTCTTCCATGTAGTGACCATCGTCACCTGCGTTTTCGCCGGAGAATCCCATACTAGCAAACATTTCAAGATCACATGGTTTCCAATCTTTGAGACGGACCAAATGCGGATGTGTTGATTCTTCGGATTTGGGACCATTTAGCATATTGCTAGTATGCTTCATTTTTTGAATCAAATGAGGATGTTTGCCTTCTTTGTTTGGATTGTGTTGTTGTACGATACTGCTTGTTGTATCCATATATTAAAGTCCTATTTCGTCGTTGACTTTTTTGAGAAACTCAGAAAGTAGAGCGGGATCACCTTTTGAATTGGTAAAACTATCAGATGTAATCAGTGTTACCTTAATTGGTTCTGGTTTTTCTGGTTTACCGTCCTTGGACTGTTCTGGTTTCTCAGTTGGTTCTGTTAAAGTGAAACTCTTATAAGCTAACAAATTACCCACTTTGATTTTCTTAATCACAGTGGTTTTATTGATTGATTCCATTTTACCACCATTCAATACCTGTTCGGTACTCTTGTATCTTATTTCAAAAATGTTTCTAGCAAAAGGAGTTTTGATATTAGGAACAGTTGCTGCCAACTTTTCTTCATTTGTAAATGATACACCAATACTCAGTTTCAAATATGACTCAAACGTATTGGGAGGCAATAACGTTATGTCCTTTTTATCAGCCATAACAACTCTTTCATCTTCTGTGATTATTTCATGAAGTAGATCTTTAATGAGGTTTTTGATCTTTTCTTTTGAGTTATTAGGCATAAATCGTGATGTAGTATAAATAGACGTTAATACTATACAAATACGAAGATTTTTTAATGTTTTGTAAAAACATATATATTTATATCAAAATGCGGCAACGTCTTTGCTGCCACAATAATACAAATTCGATTGAAGTTCCTCCCCAATAACTTCAGAACCACAAGGAAAATATAATATGTCCGATCTATTAAAAGAAGCGCTTGCGGACGCCAAGGCTGTTCGTGCTACTGCTCTTGCTAATGCAAAGGTAGCTCTTGAAGAAGCATTTGGTGAACGTGTACAAGCATTGTTCGCAGAAAGACTAAAAGAAGAAGCATCCGAAGAGCCTATGGCATCTGATAAACCAGTTGAGATGCACGGTGGTGAAAAACATCTTGAAGAAGATGGTATGGCTCAAGAAGACTCAATCAGTGATGCTGAACTAGAAGAAATCATTGCTGAACTTGAAAAAGATGCAATGGAAGAAGAGGGCGAAGCACCAGTTGATCCTGCTGCCGCAGCACCTGCTGCTCCAATGGACCCAACTGCTGCACCAGCACCTGCTCCAGCAGCTCCTCAAATGTCAGATACTCCAGCACCTGCTGCTCCAGTGTCAGATACTCCAATGGCTCCAGCCGTTCCAATGGACCCAACCGCACCAGCAGCACCTGCTGCTCCAGTGGATCCAATGGCAGCTGACGCAACTGCACCAGCAGCACCTGCTGCTCCTGAAGAGGAAATTTCTCTTGAGGAACTTCTCGCTGAACTTGAGAAGGATGAAGATGAAGATGTCAGTGTACATGAAGGTTCCGAAGAAGAAGAGGGTTCAATGGACGAATCTGCTTGGGCGGAACAACTTCAAGAAGTAACAGCTCAACGCGATAATGCAATGAAGACTGTTGAGATTTTGCGCAACCAAATCAATGAAGTCAACTTGTTGAATGCCAAGTTGCTTTATACCAACAAGTTGTTCAAACAATTCAGTTTGAACAATCAACAAAAGATGAAGGTTGTTGAGAATTTTGACCTCACTACGAGTGTACGTGAAGTCAAGTTAACCTATGCTATTATGGCCGAATCGTTTAATTTGGGTGGATCAGTTGTTAAGAAGAAAAATACAGCTGCAACTACTATCACCGAAGGTTTGGCAAGTAAGGCAGTTGCAAGTACTAAACCTTCACAACCAATTGTGGAAGGTACAAACACAATGGCAGAGAGATTCAAGACACTCGCTGGCATTAAAAAGTAATAACGTCTGAAACAAATTAAACTACAAGGAAAAATATATTATGAGTGCTGATGTAAAGTCACTTCTAACGACAAATATGAATCCTCAGGCTGAGCTTATGGCTAAGACCCGTGGATTGCAATCAAAGTGGGATCAAACTGGTTTGCTCGAAGGCCTAAACGGCGTCGAGAAGGCCAATATGTCAATCCTTCTTGAGAACCAAGCAAAGCAACTTCTTGACGAAGCTACCGCAACCGGTACTTCTTCAAACAGTGAACAATGGGCAGGCGTTGCTCTCCCACTCGTTCGCCGTGTGTTTGCTGAAATCGCAGCTAAGGAGTTTGTGAGTGTTCAACCAATGAACCTCCCAAGCGGTCTTATCTTCTATCTTGACTTCAAGTATGGAACCAACAACGGTGCCTTCAGTAAGGACACTTCAAACAACTACAGTTCACTATTCGGTGGTACCGGCACCAAGCTTGGTTCAACCGACAGTGCAACCGGTGGTCTCTACGGTGCAGGCCGTTTCGGTTATTCAATTAACGACCAATCAATCAACCACATCACCGCTACCCGCGCTGCTGTAAGTTCATTGAGTGGTGTTAATTTTGATGCCAACGTCAGTGCTTCAGTTGCTGCTGGCGAAGTTTTCACTTTGACCACAACCAACTTGTACAGTGCTTCAAGTGCTGCTGGTAACGTGTTCGACGCTAACGGCGCTCGTTCATTCACCATCACCGCTGCTAGTATCGTAACCTACTTCCCATCATTGACCTCAATCAATGGTTCAGAAGTAACCTTCGTTGTTTCCGGTTCAAACCCAGCTTCCGCAAGTTTGACTGTTAACTACAGTGTACAGCCTAAGGACAGTAACCGTGGTGACTTCGAAGACAAGACCACAACCGACAGCTTGAGCTCAATCGGTATTCCTGAAGTCAACCTTGAGTTGAAGAGCGAGCCAATCGTTGCTAAGACTCGTAAGTTGAAGGCAGTCTGGACCCCAGAACTTGCTCAGGACTTGAATGCTTACCACAGCATCGACGCAGAAGCAGAATTGACTGCTCTCTTGAGTGAGTACGTTTCAATGGAAATCGACCTCGAAATCCTTGACATGTTGATCACCAACGTTCCAAATGTGACCACTGCACGTTGGAGCGCAAAGATTAACCGCGAAATCAGCGACAGCGGTGTCATCACTGACACAACTACTGCTGGTACCGGCGGTTACTACACCAAGTCAACTTGGTTCCAAACTCTTGGTAACAAGATCCAAAAGGTCTCAAACAAGATTCACCAATTGACCCTACGTGGTGGTGCTAACTTCCTCGTCTGCTCACCAGACGTTGCAACAATCTTGGAGTCAATTCCAGGCTTCGTTGTCAACACCGATGGTGACAGCGCCAAGTTCGCAATGGGTGTAAGCAAGGTTGGTAACTTCGCAAGTCGTTTCCAAGTCTACAAGAACCCATACATGGTTGAAAACACCATCTTGGTTGGTTTCCGTGGAAACAACTTCCTAGAAACCGGTGCTGTGTATGCTCCATACATCCCACTCGTACAAACCCCATTGGTCTATGATCCAGTGAACTTCACTCCACGTCGTGGTGTGATGACTCGCTACGCCAAGAAGATAGTCAGGCCCGAGTTCTACGGCAAGATTCTTGTCGGTGATCTCGATCAAGTATAATCGAGTCAATAAATTAAAATAACACGAAAACCCCAATGAAAATTGGGGTTTTCTTTTTGCACTGATCTTTTTAAATACTTTACCGTAGAACTGTTATATGTATAGTCACTATGAACAATATTGGCATATACAAAATTACAAACAAGAAAAACGGAAAATTTTATATCGGAAGTTCAAAACATATTGATAGACGGTGGTGGGAACATAAAAATGACTTGAACAAAAACCAACATACCAATTTAAAACTTCAACATGCATGGAATTATTATGGGCCTGATTGTTTTGAGCTCGTTATTTTAGAGAATGTTGATGAGTCAAAATTGTTAGAACGTGAACAATTTTATTTGGATACGTTCGTTCCATACAAACGTAATATAGGATACAATATAGGAGATAAAGCTTATGGTGGTGATAACTTTACACACAATCCAAATAAAGAAGAAATCTTAAAAAGGATCACACAATTAAACAATACAAACCGAATGCATGGCAAAAATCATAGTCCAGAAGCCATTGATAAACAAAAAAGTGCTGCTTCTGGTCGTTATACACTTGAGTGGTTTATAAGTCGATATGGAGAAGAAGGTGGGTTGACGATGTACAACCAACGTAATCAACGTTTGAAAGACCGAGATATAAATTATGTTTATGATAACGGATTAAAAGGAACTAAAAAAGGAACGATGTCTCAAGAAATGAGAGATAAAATTAGTGAGACAAAACGCATGTTTAAACAGAACAAACAGCAGTTTATGAATGAGTTACAGAGTGGACTGTTTACAAACAAACAGTTATCTGAAAAGTATGGGGTATCTGAAGTGACTGTAAAATATTATAAACGCAAATTGAGTTAACGGTTTTTTGTTTTAATAGTTTATATTTAATACTATGGACTATAAGTCATTTTTTGAATATTTGTGGGAAGGTCGTCATGGTAGATTTTGGAGTGCGTATTGGATGGATAGTCGTGGCACATTTTATGAAGTGTATCGTGACGAAGAAGGGCGTGTTGGACATTTTAAATTTGCGAAGGAATATTGTGACGAACACAATATAGATTACAGTCGAACTGGTCCAATAGAAGAATTATTTAAACGTGGGTGGGTAAGAGTGACGTTTAATTATGGCGCAGATAACGAATTACATTTTGATTATGGTGCACGTTCCGTCAGTGATTCTCAATTGAAATCGTTAAAGGTTAAATCAACCGAACTGGGAGCGTTGTCAATTTTCGACGATAAACAAAATAAAGAAATAGAATTTTAATACTTATACTTATGATCAAACTAAAAGAACTTCTAAATGAGATTGAAGAGTCGTGTTGGGATGCATATAAACAAATTGGTATGAAAGAAAAAGACGGAAGAATGGTACCAAATTGTGTTAAAAAAGAAGAGTTGGATGACGTAGATGAATACGATGTTGAAAGTGAACAAGATATAAAAGAATTTGTTCAATTCATGCGAGAATATAAACAACCATTATGTGAAGCGGAATATCGTGGTCGTAAAGTGAAGCTTGGTAAACCAATGCAAGGTGATGTCAAGAAATTTAAAGTATATGTTAAAAATCCTAAAGGAAAAGTAGTTAAGGTAAATTTTGGATTTGGAGGATCTTCAGCTAAAGGTAAAAGAATGTCCATAAAAAAGAATAATCCAAAACGACGTAAATCTTTTAGAGCAAGACATAATTGTGATAATCCTGGCCCTCGTACTAAAGCTAGGTATTGGTCGTGTAAGGCTTGGTAATTTTATGAATAGACACGTTGAAAAAGGATGTTTAATGGCAATGGTGGAACCAACATATGGTCCACACATTGTTCGTATTGGTAAAACTGCAATACCTCCAGAGATATTGTATACTGATCCAAATGATCCTACATATGGTTATGATGAAGAACCGCATGTAACATTGAAATATGGATTTTTACCTGATTTACAACGTAGAGATGTTGCTACCGTATTGAAGGGTGTAAAGCCATTTAATATTGTATTGAAAGCGTTGAGTCAATTTAACAATGAAAATTATGATGTTGTTAAGTTTGACGTGGATAAAAACAATCAACAATTGATGGAGTTGAGAAACAGATGTGATCGATTGCCAAATGAGGATAGTTATCCAGAATATCATCCTCATATGACACTTGCGTATGTTAAGAAAGGAATGTTTCCGCATACCAAAGACGGATTGAATATTGTTATTCCTATTACCCGATTCAAATATAGCGGTCCACAAGGAAAGTACTATATCAATTTATGATTAAGTTGAAAGATCTAATTCGTGAAATCACAGATGGTCAAGGATACATGACTGCTGAGAAATTTGGCAGTATTTGTTTGAACCAACTTACCCGAACGTTTCCAGAATATGAGGTGGATTTGTTTGATGTTGCTGATTTCATAAAAGATCAGGTCAAATATAAGATGCCAAAACGGGTATCAATACACAATAGTTCTTTACGTGCAAGATTTCATATTGAAACCAATGATAAACTGTATTTTGTCAACATCGTCAATGAGTTTGATAAAGTACCAGAAAGAGAATTATCGAATAAATTTACGATGGCAGACGATGATTATTTGATGAGTATGCCATCTGTTAGTTTAGAACCTAAAGATTTAAATACTCCAAATGAGTTGATGCGGTTTCGTTGTAGTATGGTATTGCAAGATCGTGAGGGAAATACTTTAAATACATTGATTCCAGATCATAAAACTTCTTCTGTGTATTTTACTGATTATAAGACTCTCAATGAGTTAATATTGGATGTCAAGACTAAGATTGATGAAGATAAGTTTAACGACCTTGGAAAATTGGATGAAAATGAAGATGAATTTGATACGTCTTCATTGAATAGTGTTAAAGACATTACAGATATTGTTAAGGACGACATGGTTAAGGTTGCTCAAAAACAATATGACGATTGGAAACAAGATCAGAACGGTCAAGAT